AAATAGAAGGAAAGCAATTAATAAAAGAAATATCGCAATCGTTTAAGTCAATACCAACTCTTTCAAATGATATGTTAAAGTTTATAAACATAAAAAGCACATATACTGGCAATGAAGATATTTTTACAATAAAGTCTGACGATGTTCTTAAATATAGCTTTTCAAGAACTCCTTTAGAGGACGTTAAGACTAAAGTAAATGTTAGATATAAAAAAGATTATGGAATGGATACTTATTTAGAGTCTTCTGAAATAAAGGTAAGCAACTATTCTTATTTTATAACAGGAAAGTATGGTGAAATTCAAAATGCTGGGTATAGTAATTATTATGGATTTAAGGCAACGGGGTCGGAAATAAACCACGTTGATACTTTTTTAGAAGTTAAAAATGATTATATTAGAGATTATTCATCGGCATCAAACTTATCATATTATCTTTTACAATGGCATAAAAATCAACACAACATTGTGTCTTTAAACCTTCCTTTAAACTATTACGGCTTTGAAGTCGGAGATTTAATTGATTTTGATAAAATGATTGAAGGCAGAAAACTCTATGGTGAAAACTATGTTTTAAGCGATATTAATCAAAACGGAGTTTACAAAGATATGCCAATAAGATGTGGACAACACATATTGCCTCTTTTTATGATAACTGAAACAAACAAAAATTTAGACTCCATATCTATAAAAGCAATTCAACTACACCATCAGTCTGGGAGTCAGCTTATTTGGAAAAACGGATTATATAATATTTACGAAGAATCTGTTTTAGACTATGATGTTGTTACAGAAGATACAGAAACACCAAGTGCAGGAGAAGTTGGTAGCGGTGATTTTAATAATGATGGGCTTACTGATATTTTAGACCTAGTTTATATGATTAACGGAATTATTTCGGGAGAAGGTTTTACAGATGAGGAAATTTTAATTGGAGATACAAACCAAGATGGGCGAGTAGACATTTTAGATGCAGTCGTTATAGTCAATAGGATAATATCATAATGGATAAAATAAATAGATTAGAAAAACCAATAGCAACTGAAGGGGAAATAAAATACGGAAAAGGTTCGGTTTTTTTTGAAACTAATGGTGAGGTCGCTGCATTTGAAATAAGCTATATAGGTGTTATTAAAGGCGTTAAAAAATTAGGTGAGGGCTGGACAGCAAAGATAGGTGAAAATAAAATAATTATATTTAGTATGGCTAAATCAGAGCTATCTGAACTATTATTTACTTATGTCGGAGAATTGGAAATAACTTCTTGTAGGTTTGTTACGTGGAGCCAAAGTCTTTTTCACGCAAAGGTCAGCAATCTAAACCAAAACAAGTGGACAAATAATTATGGTCAATGGCAATCAGATGCTAGAAAACCCGAAGAAATAAAAACACAGTTAGTTATAGGAAGAAAAGTTAAAAAATCAAGTATTTAGGAGAAAAGAATGGCTAGAAGACAAATAGGGACACCAAGATTTTATTGCGACATACCCTCTTATTTAAAAAGCATAGGAAGATATTTTGGTTCAAATGAAAGCAATATAGCGGGCAGCAACGTAGGTGAAGAAAAGGTGTGGAGTATGAACCCATATCAGATTAATTCATACTTACTAAATCCCGATTCTCACAATAGCAGTATTAGATTTTGGATTAACCAAGAACCCGCAAATACATCTGAACAAGTTTATGTGGAAGACCCAGAGCTTCATAAATTACTTGCCTATATAAATACTTCAGACGGACACCATTCTTCAGGTTGGTATGGTGGTATCCTTGGACACAATCTTGCTAGCTTACAAAATCAGACAGGGCATAACATTAGTATAGGTCAAAGATTTGTGGGAAGGCACCCTGACCTTACTAACCCACATTATGCTAACCCTAATGCTTTTAATGAAATAGTCAATTTTGAATCAGGCAATTATAACGAAGGTTGGGGGGTGGCAAAATATGATGGATACTCTTTATGGGAATTAACAGAAAGAGGAAGCGACACAGATTTGTTTAGATATAATATGATAGACTTCACTTTAGTAAATGCAGACGATGATGAAGATTGGGGAGAAAATGCTGAACTAAAGGTGGGGGCATATACTACTGGCATATTTATTGAAACCCCTCATTCTCCAGATTTAAGTGTTGACCTTACTTTAGAGCAAGGTGGAATTAAAGTATATGAAACTGTAGGAGGCAATTCTTTAGTTAATATAAATCATCAAGGTGTTCCTAATTGGGGCGATCAGCCTGCTTGGACACTACAAAAAACAGATGGAAGAGATTATACTACAGTAGCTAGTAGGTCTAGAAGGAATTGGAAATTAAGCTTTAGTTATGTATCTGATGATAATTTATTTGATGCGGCTCAAAATTCTAACTCATTTTATAATGATACGTTTACAGATGGCGTTGAGGATGCTTATAATGTAGCTAATTTTGACACTTCTATGAGTACGTTTTTTAAACTTACCAAAAACGGAGCCTTGCCATTTATATTCTGCCCTGATTCAAAAGCCGATAATCTTGAATTTGCAATATGTATGCTAGACCAAGACTCTATATCTTTTAGGCAAGTAGCCTATCAGACTTGGAATGTTTCTATGAATGTTAGAGAGGTTTGGTAATTAGGCTCGTCTAGGGTCTTGAACTGCAAAACCAAGTGTTGCTGAAAACCTTATAACCCTATCTAAAAGATCGCTAAATTCATCTTTGGTAAGGTCTTTTGTGGACTCTATTTGGAATTTAAGCTTAATAACTTCGTGCATTTCATCTTCATTATAACCTAGATGATTTCCAAGTTGCCTTATAACTGTCCTATAATAGCTATTCTGCTCACTAGAACGCATTTTAGGAGCAACTTTTATATCAATCCACACATCACCCTTAATTCCGTTTAAATAGCGTTTAAGCCCAGCAGGGTCGTGCATTTTTAACGATCCGTTTTGTACCTTTCCTGTAAATTTCATACTAATATCTCCCTTATATCTCTCAAGTTACTATTTTTTATTTCATAATTGTCAGTAGATGTTACCATAGTGTCGTTTAAGCCACGATTTCTAACCTCTCCTTTTTTAAAAAAATCAGCCTTATCATCTATTTCGTTTTTCCATATCCAACCACAGAACTCTATAATATTAGTTTTCTTATTTAAAGATGTAAATATAATCATATCACAAGCATAATGTGATTGCAGTTTAGGAAAGTTGTTCACATACTCTGGTTTAGTGTAAAAGTTTCTTCCCATTGATTTAACGTCTATTGTATAGCCTAGATAATTAATGTCTACTCCTCCATCAAAACCATCTTCTTTTTCATTAAGGTTTGGGTATTCATCTAGTAGTAGTTTATGTGTTTCTGTTTCGGCAATCAATCCTGTTAGTTGTTTTTCTTTATCGCCATCATAGACTCCACGATTTGCAAGGCTGTGAGTCTTTAAGTATTCCCAACAATTCATTTTGTTTTCTTTGCTTACAAGTTTTCTTATTGGTTCATACATTTGTATGATATTCCCTTAATAGTTTAAATGCTTCTTTCCATAAGTTAATTTTATATTTGGCTTGAAATTCCGTATTTCCAATAGAATGTCTTTCAGTATGATGCAATCGGCAGAGTGGTATGCAAGAGAAGTGTTTGTGTGTGGGTTTCTTGCGGTTACCTCCCATACCGATTGCTTCAAGGTGGTCAGGATCTGGGTTCTCTGAAAAGCATATTAGACAATAACATCCTCTAATATAGTCTAAATACTTTAAAGAGTCTTTATTAGCAGCAATACTCATCAATGCTTCCGCCTCTATATGATATTATCGCCATTAGCTTCCCACATTATTGTTAGAATTACCGCTAATAACTTCTAACCAATCTTCCAACTTTAACACAATGTATGCCTCCCCCCTATCCTCCCTTATAACTTGAGCATCTACATTTTCATTAGGCACTAAATAGGATGCAATACTCTTGCGTATTTTAGCCTGTATTTTGTAGTCCTCAATTATAAGGTCGACTTCTGCGTGCATACCTAGTGATTCTCCATTGGATGCGTAGGCTCGTTTTGATTCAAGCCCAAATTCTTTTGCTTTATTGACAACATCTCTTTCAAATTTGTTGCCTTTTACTTTACTTGGATGAGCCACTATAATCTCTCAAGTTTAAAGACCTTAACAACTTGCCAGTTCTATATCTTTCTATTTTATAAGGAAAGCCTTTATCTGTATAGTAAGTCCACTCTCCTTGTTTAAGTTTATGCACCTTTATGCCTTTGCTTTCAATATTCCCATTGCTATGATAGGTTTGTATGTGTGTGGTGTCGTTGTTAGTTACCTCAAAGTTAGTAACATTAGCAATCGTTATTCCTGCAATTAATACTATGTATTTCATTTATTATTCTCCTGTTTAAGATCGTTTATTCTTTCTTGTAATGTATCTATATCATCAAAGCCTTGACATTGTATAACCATATCTGTCATAGAGGATATACACCAAACACAGAAGGCAACAGAACTCCCCCCAAAATAGCCAATAACATCTCCGTTATCTTCTTCTATTTCAGAATCGCATATATTACATTTCTGCATCTTTATCAAAAAAGCTCTCTTTGAAAAGTTCTTTTTTCTATTATGTCGCAATATTTTTTATCTATCTCATATAAATCGCAATCAAAACCCAATTTGTTTGCAACAAAACCTGTGGTGCCACTTCCTGCAAACACATCTATAATTTTATCGCCTTTATCAGCAGTAGTTAATATAATGTTTTGTATTACCTTTTCAGGTATTTGGCAAGGGTGATTCCATTTTTGGTCAGAAACATTTTTTACTTGATTTATTTCCCACCAATCATATAATTTTGAACCAACCTTTCCTTCTGCAATTCTTTTTTGTATTCTTTTGTCATCTAAATTCTTATAAGGTTGCAAAACTTTAGAGAAATCGGGCTTACAGCCCCACCAAGATATTAACCTGCTTTGCTTACCTGTGTTAGAATTATAAACCCAACAAACAACCTGTTCACAATTTACACCCATTGCTTTAGGAAGCAAGTTTATAGTTTCTTCAGGATAGTGAATTATAACACAAGGTTTAGGTATTTTAGATAAAAGAATAATATATTCTTCTTCACTCATTTTATCTTTATAATTATTATAATGATAGCCTTGATTATATGGCGGGTCTGTAATTGTCAACCCCTTTGCAATTTTGCAATCCCTAAAATCTGAATTATAGATTTTTATCATTCTGCGTCTTTATTTACCTTTTTTAAATATCGTTCGGCTTTTTTCTTACATAAAAATTTCTTGCCATTTATAATATAAACGAAGGTCAATTCTTTAAACATTTTTACTTTTTCTTTCATAATAGTAGTGAGGGGAAGGATGAGATTGGTGAGTAGCCAACGAGAGTTAAGAACCTCCCCCTCAAATTTTTATATCCTTTCTCTGTGTTTTACTGCGTATCGTTTAAATAGATCGACAAAGCCTTTTTTGGTATAAGGTACGGCTTTCTTTTCTACACTACCTTCTTTGCCAAACTTTCTTTTAAACTCTGTCTTGCCCTTCATTGCTTCTGCTTGGTTGCAATAAAAGGAACAAAATTCCACATCGCCATCTTCGTATCTGACGACATATACATTTCTAGTATATTCCATAATACTCTCCTATAAGTGTTTTTTTAATTCGAGTAAAGCCTTTTTAGGCATATCATAACCTTGTTCATACATAATCCATAGAGAGTTTACACAAGTCTTTAAAAACTTATCTAACTGCTCATCTCCATACATATTTTTGGTTATCTCTAAAAATTCTCTAAACTCTTCTATTTTAAGATTTTCGTCCATTATTTCCTCTCTGGCAATATTTCGGCTTTGCAACACCTACTATCGCCCTTTAGTTCATAATCGTTAAATGTGTCAGAGCCTCGGCAAGATGCACAGAAACCGACAAAAAATCTTCCAGTAACATCTCTGCGATACTCTGCTTTTTGTTTAGGCAACTCAATCTCATCCTCCCACCTTCTTTGATTTATAAAGGTAGAGGGATGAGGTATGAACTGCTTTTCTGTTTCATTAGCCTTCCAAACTTTAATATAATTTATAAGCCCATTATAAGCCTCAAACTTATCCTTGCTTGATAGTTTCTTGAATGATTTTTCGGCAAGAAATCTACCAACCCTTCTAGGATATAGCTTATAAAATTGTTCAAAAGTTATTTCCTTAAAACTAGGCATATTTATAATATTAAAAAGGGATGTCTGCATCAGTTAATTTGGAATCTCTGTAAGACGACAACTCTGATTCTAGTTCTTTTATTCTAGCCTTTAGTTTATCTACCTCACTTGTTGGCGATGCTTCGGCTATTTTTTCTGCCGATCCACCACTATTCATCTCATTAAGAGTAAGTCCATTAACCTTAAAGAAGGTAATTTCTCCGTCTTGACATTTTTCAATAGTGATTTCATCGCCTTCTCCAGCACCCAAAGTTTTAATCATTGCGTGAAGAGATGCAGTCGCAAAGAAACAATCTTTGTCGCT